TGCACTGCGCAGTGGTAAATTGGTGACGTATTGCAGTGGTACAGCGTTAGCACGTCAGCGTGGTACCGTGAGTGCGCGAAGTTAGTTGTGTCTAACTTAGTACTATAGCACTATATAAAATGTTCACAATTTGTTTACAAATTGTACATACGCTGTTCATAACTGACCTATATAATATACTTAAAGATAAAGGAAAGGGGTACTCAAAAAGAGTACTAAGGTGTTGAATATGAAACGTTATATACAACTAAATAATGAGTATTTTGTGATAAAACAAGCTAAGGGGATTTTACATCCAAATAAACAGGTGCGCTTATTATCTGATTGTTATATGAAGCCTAGTTTAGCAAAACAAGCTATTTTTGATAGTTGGGTTGAGTGGGTCAAACAAGTTAATCGTGATAATGAAAAGTATATCTTGAAACATTTAACAATTGAGAGTTATAATTGTATGATATTTACATTAAGTATTGACGTATACAATCTTACAAGCCAATTAGTTGGTAAATTATATATTACTAAAACAAGACACGAGTTTTGGACTATTTAAGATAGTCGAGTCGGTGCAACTCCGACTCCCTTGTATCACTGATAGCAATATCAGCAAGTAACAAATAAACAAGCACAAAAAGAAAAGGAGAAAAAAGACTATGAGAAAAGAAAAAATGATTACAAGAACAATCACAACAACTAATGCAGAGATTATGGCTTTTAATTTAGATACTAATGAAGTAATAACTCTAAATGAGTCATATATTGGGGATTTAAGTGACAAGGATATAGAAAAGTATTTTGCTATAGATTATAACAATAGTGCAAAATTCTTAAAACTTGTAAACGCTGAGAAATCTTCAAAGTTATATGGTATTACTGAAAAAGATTTTTTAGAAAAAGCAGTTGAGCTTCACGAAAATAGAAAAGAGGTGAAATAATTTGACAGTGCAAGACATATATAGAGTACTATTGAGCACTGAAGAAATAGTTTTTAGAACAAAATATAGAATTGAAGAATGGCAGGGTTTGGCTAGAGATATTCCTAATAGATATTTTGATTATTTGATAGATACTATTTATTCAGTAGAGGACGAAGGATATAGTTGCATAATAATAGATTTAAAATCATAAAAATTTTTTCACAGCCTAAGCGCAAAGCGCACAGCGTGGTGCAAGTCCACGTATAGGCTTTACAACTGAATATAGTAAATAATGAAAGAGGTGAAAATATGACAAATTTTATAAAACTAGGTACGTTAGTCAAGTTAAGCGCATCAACAAGGTTTTGTCTGCATGATATTCAGTATGATATTACAGAGTTTTACTCAAAATCACAGATTTTGGATAATAAACAGTTGTTAAAAATGAAAGTTTTGCAATTTAAAAGCGCAGGAAGAAATATATTATATGTAGATATAGAAGAATAGAAAAGAGGTACAAAAACATGTTATACAAAAATAGAAAAATGTCACAGTCTGATATTGACGAAGTTTACGAAGATTTTGTCATAGAAATAGCAAATAAGGTTGATAATCAGGTAAAAGGTAAAGTGTTTTATGGTTATGCCAACATAGAGGATATGTGGTATGTCATAATTAAAACACGTGAACTAGGCGAAAAGCGTTTTTTCCTTGATACACTCGATTATGATATGCTGACTGGTGTATCATCAAAAGAAATATCGGACAATATAGTAAAGTTATATCATAAAATAGTTGAGAGGAGATTTTTTATAGTATGAGTAATAAAGAGATTAAGCAACGCTGTAAAATATTATATCATAGATATAGATTAGTCATAAAAATTATAAAATCATATTATTATAAAGACTCTATAAGTTTTAGAGCTGATATGATGTTACTAATAAATTGTATAAGTAGTTATAATTTTATGATATATGGCGATTTTGAATATTTAGTAGCATTGAATGATTATTATGAAATACAATGCATTGATATTATGTATGAACGCTTGTCATTAGAATTTAAAAAGAGAGGATTATAAAATGAATGTAAGACATCATAAATTAGAACGCATTATACGGTTTGAATATAATATTTTTGAAAGAATGTTTTGTGATAAATCTAAAAGAGATAGAATAATACGGCATATTGCAAATTTATTGTATTACAAAATATATTTTATGTATTATAATGGTATGATAAATGAAAGTAAAAAGCTTTTTATGATAAATTGTAATAATGCTTATTATATTAAACATATTAATTATTTTGATAAATTATATTAAATATTGCACAAGTTTTCGTAAATTTTCGTAAATTATAGAAAACTGAAATATGGAAAAGTTCATAAAATGTTCACAATTTAGACATAGCATAGTTACAGTTATACTGTACTATATAATATGTAAAGAGGTAATATATCTCTTACAATACGTTTGCTTTAATACTATGATACCGCACTATTGCAAGACAATACGGCACTCAATAGTGCGGACTCCCAAAGAAAAGGAAGTGATTAACAATGTTAGAAACTTTATATGCCCAGCTTATCACAGACCCTAATACGCAAAAGGTTATAGTTGAAACTGATAGAACTGGTGCTACTATAGAAACTATATATCGTCAGGATTATAAAATTACAATTCGTCACAGAATGGACGATTTTATATCTTGTTGGATAGTCAAGAGATAGTAAGCTATCACTAAAACAGATTGCAAAAATCAACTTGACTATTACACCTATTGGTGTTACAATTTTATTACAATTAACTTTACAAATCATAGCACAAAGAAAAGGAGAAAAAACTATGAGAAAACCAATGGTTACACGTACAATTATTTCAACAGCTGTCACAGCTTTATGCGTAAATCCACAGACGGCTGAAACATTCGAGCAGGAGTTCACTCTTACTGGCAAGATTGCTGACAAAGATAAGGTACTTAAGAGAGTATCAAAACTTTACAACACAGATGAATGCACTATTGTTGCAATTCGTGACCTCAAAGAGGTCAATGAACTTTATGGTATGGATGAAGTAGACTTTATCGCAGGTGCAAAGATACTTAACCCTGCTACACGTAAAGAGATTAAAATAGAGCAGGTAGACGCAGAATAAAAAGAAAAAAGGAGATAAAAAAATCATGGCAATTATAATTAATACACAGTCAAGAGATTTTACAGAGGTAGAGCAGTACTTAATGACATTAGATAGAGGCATTAAATCACTCAAGGATGTGGAGGACAACACAAGCATTGCAGTGGCAGGCTACCTTACATTTACAGACGAAAAAGAGAATGGTGATAGTGTTGATATTTTATCAATCATCACACCAGACAATGAAGTATTCTCTTGCCAGTCAGCAACTTTCAAGCGTAGCTTTGATAACATTACTAACATTATGCATGGTAAACAGTTCAGTGTTATTAAAGTTAGTGGCACAACAAAGAATGGTAGACCTTACATTGACTGTGCACTTGATGTAAAATCAGTAAAATAAAAATTTTAACTGACTGTTGACTCCTGCTATTAAGGTAGCAGGGGTCTTAATAATTTAGAGAGGAGAATAAAAAGTATGGCAAAAAAAAAAAAGGACTTACCAAAAATCAAAAACTATATCAATCTATATTAGATAAAGCACAACATCAAAGTATCTCTACGCAAGGTTTAAAATCTTTTCCAAAAAGAATAACACAAGTTACTTTACAGAATTTGCAATCAGAAATAGCACAACGACAAAGTGCAGAAACCTATACAGTTACAGATAGTATTATTTCAAGATTACAAGCTTTACCTAGTAAAAAGCAGACATACACACATGGTGGTGAAGCTATAGATTATAATCTCGAAAATTTTTATTATACTGTTTTAGGAATTATAAAACAAATGCAAGAAGATTTTGGAAATGAACAGTATGAATATTACTTACAACAAAATGAAGAAGAAATTATATCAGCAATAGATAGTATAAATGAGAGTCTATATTCAGAAGTAGTGCAGGCAAAAACAGAAGATTTAATACCTTTATTATCAAATCACGATATGTCACGTATATCAGCAATACAATCTAACGATATTAATGAATATTTTGGATTTACAGATTTAGATAATATATGAGAAACTATAGAAAATTCATGTGTGATTTTGAGACTACAGTATATAAAGGTCAAAAATCTACAGAAGTGTGGGCTAGCGCAAGTGTAGAATTATATACAGAGAACGTTCAGATTTTTCATTCTATTGATGAACAGTTTAATTATTTTAAGTCGTTAGATTCTGACATAATAGCTTATTACCATAACCTTAAATTTGATGGCAATTTTTGGCTGTCATATTTATTAACGGATTTAAAATATGAACAGGCATACGAGTCATTTAATGAGGACGGCACTCAAGGCGAATTTATAAAAGAAAAATACATGAAAAATAATACTTTCAGATATACTATATCATCTATGGGTCAATGGTATATGGTTACTATTAAAGTTAATAATCATTTTATTGAACTAAGAGATAGCTTAAAACTATTACCATTTTCAGTAAAACAAATAGGAAAATCTTTTAAAACAAAACATCAAAAATTAGACATGGAATATAATGGCTATAGATATGCAGGATGTAATATAACTGATGCCGAAAAACGTTATATAGCTAATGACGTATTAGTAGTTAAAGAAGCACTAGAACAGTTATTCAATGACGGGCACGATAAACTTACAATAGGTTCATGTTGTGTAGCAGAATATAAAAATTCTTTAGGCGCTTATGATTATAATGATTTATTCCCTGCGCTTGATGAATTTACACTTGATAAAAATATTTATGGTTCGTCAAATGCAGATGAATATATACGACACAGCTATAGAGGGGGTTGGTGCTATTTAGTAAAAGGAAAAGAAAATATTGTTAGACATAACGGAGTGACAGCTGATGTAAACTCTTTATATCCTAGTATGATGCACTCGCAAAGTGGTAATTATTTTCCAATAGGTAAACCATATTTTTGGACTGGTAATATAATACCTAACGAAGCAATAGGTGAAAATAAATATTATTTTTTAAGAATAAAAACACGCTTTTATATTAAAGAAAATATGTTACCATTTATTCAAATAAAAGGTAATCATTTATATAAAGGTACAGAGTCATTAACAACTAGTGATGTATTAGATAAAAACGGAAACTACAATAGATACTATAAAGATATTAATGGTAACATAAAAGATACTGCACAAATAATGACAGTAACAATGACAGATTATAAACTAATGTTAAAGCACTATGAACTAGTTGACTTTGAAATCTTAGACGGATGTTGGTTTTATTCTGATATAGGTATATTTGATAATTATATCAATCATTATGCAGAAATTAAAATGAACAGTAAAGGTGCAAAGCGTACAGAAGCTAAACTGTTTCTCAATAATCTTTATGGCAAACTTGCTAGTAGTTCCAATAGTAGTTTTAAAGTTGCGTATGTAAAAGATGATGAAAGTATAGGCTTTTATATTGTACCTGCTAATAACAAAAAGGTAGGACATATAGCAACTGGTAGTGCAATAACATCATATGCACGTAACTTTACGATAACAGCCGCTCAAAAAAATTATTACGGAGTAGACAAAGCAGGATTTATTTATGCTGATACTGATAGTATACATTGTGACTTGCCTGCTGATAAGATTAAAGGAATAACAGTAGACCCAGTAAAGTTTTGTTGCTGGAAATTAGAGAGCAGTTGGGATACAGCTATATTTACAAGGCAGAAAACATATATAGAACACATAACACACAATGATTTAATCCCAGTGGATGAACCATATAATGATATTAAATGTGCAGGTATGCCACAGAAATGCAAAAATTTATTTAATAAATCAATGCAAGGATATAAAGTAAAGGAGAGTGATAACTATACACAAAGCGAATTAAAATTCTTAGAAACAAAAAGAGACTATAATGATTTTAAAGTTGGTTTATGTGTCCCTGGAAAATTACTGCCAAAAAGAATTAAAGGTGGTGTATTACTGGTGGACACGACATATGAAATGAGGTGAAATATTATGTTAAACAAATTATTGATTAAGCTATTAAATCATAAATTGAATAAATTAATGTTACAAAAATGTAAACAATGTACTAATACAAATAAGTGTTTTGATTGTTATATATTCTATAATAAAAGGGATATTGAAAATGTGATAATAGATTTAGAGTTGAGGAATATATGAGCGTAATAGATTATTTATTAATATTATCAATAACGGTGGTATTACTTATAAAAATTATATTAATGGTAGCAAGAAAAATAAAGCAATATTTTATACACAAACAATGTAATTATTTATGCTTTGCTTGTAAGTATAGATATGAATGCGATGATTTTATAGGAGTGTAATAATATGAATGATAAAATGGAAAAAGTAGTGCAGGAACTACGCAAAAGATTTAGAGGTTCAATCGAGTTTTATGATATACCGTATATAGAGAAGTATAAAATAGAATATTGTTTAAATGGATTATACATTTCAAAGTTACTACCATACGATTTTATAAAGAAAAAAGATACAAGAGAAATTGTACTATCATTAAACATATTAATTGCAACAGATATACACAATCATTTTTACAAATAATATTAAATTGTTATAAATAAAAAACAAAAAAGGCAGGAGTATAAACTCTTGCCTTTTTCTATATCTATAACTATTGCAGAACACAAGCGCACAGCATTTACGACAATACATACTAGCGTTATCTTCCAAACGTGCTACCTAGCAGTATCAAGTGAACATACAACAGCAGATACCTAATAACTGATAGTCTTAAATAAGACTTCTTTGCATTTAAGGTTCTTAAATCTGAAACACCCTTTTTCAAAATAGTATCTTAACTGACTAATAAATAAATTATTCTGTTTTAACATGACATAATTAATATCATGGTCATTAACAGTGACACTTATTTTACTTCTAAAAGTACTATCTGCTTTATCATCAATATATAAAAATCCCTGCTCGCTGTATTGTTTCACAGCATAATCATGACTCATATATCTTAGTGTTGCAATATACTTTGCTTTACCTACTGGTGTATCAATAAAAGCAGTGTTATCATTTAAGTACACATTTTCACTTGAGTATGCGACATACTGATTATTCTTAAATGCTCTATTGAAACCACTCTCTTTCTGCGCTTTACTAGCAGTTTCTATAAAACCACTTTCCAGTACAAATCCGTCTCCCTTTAAGAAATTAGTTTCACTGTTTAATCTTTCAGATATTCCCATCTCTACATAATAAGGGTTAATAATACTAACTGCATTACTTAGCATATATACTGGCAGGTATCTTGCCTGCTCTCCGTGACCTCTTGCTATACTTGTATGCACACTAATAAATTTTCTTATTTCATCACTACAGTAGTGATTAGTTTCGCTCTGAAATTCATCAAATAACATACTATCAGTATCACTAAGTAAGTGACTATATTTTTTCAACTGGTCTGCACTATTTAAACTAATAGCATAACCACAATGTTGTTCATTTAAAAACAAACTATGATAGATACCACATGCACAACGTTCACTTTCCATAGTATAATTTCTAAAGAATAATGTTTGTAAATCCTTGAAGAATTTATTAGATACATCATCAAGCTCGTAATTGTATCTATAAATTAGACAGAATTTTTTACCATACTTAAGAAATCTGTTGATTAACAATCTACCAAAATATGTTGTTTTGCCACCACTTCTATTAGTAGTACACATAAATAATTCAGGCTTTAAACCATTTATATCTTTCATTGACAATAATTTAGTTCCATCATAGTATTTATTTTCAGTCATATTGTTGTACTCTTTTCTTAAATTTGTCTATATTTATCTCAATTTATTATAACATATTTATTGCAAAATTTCAACTAATATGATATAATTAAAGAGAATAAAAGAAAGGCGGTGAGAGTATGGATGCAATGCAGGTGATTTTGCAGGCTATTACAACAGTTGGCTTTCCGATAGTAATGTGCTTATGTTTAGCATGGTACTGTATGAAACTTAACGATAGTCACAAGACGGAAACAGATAAGTTTACGTCAGCATTAAATGAAAATACACTTGTATTACAGAAATTATGCGACATTCTGAATGTAGAAAGAAGTGATAAGAATGAGTAAAGTTGACACTTACACAGATTATATGATTGCAATAGCAAATGACAATTCACATGGCTATTCACAGATTAACAGAGGTGGTAATCCAGACTTTGATTGTAGCTCGTTAGTTGGACACGCACTTGCTACAGCAGGTTTCAATGTAAATGTAAACAGTACAACAAGAAATCTGTATGAACAGTTAAAACGTTGTGGCTTTACTTCATGTAACAGACCTTTTCAAAAAGGTGATATTCATTTAGCTGTAGGACATCATGTTTGTGTTTCAACAGATAGTGAACATATAGTTCATGCAAGTATTGACGAAAATGGAACTACAAAAGGAAGTAAAGCAGGTGATCAAACTGGAAAAGAAATATGCATAAGAAAATATTACACACCTAGTTATGGTTGGAGTTATCATTTACGCTATAAAGATGACAAAGGAAGTGCAGGTTATAATATGAATTTATTGAAAAGAGGTTCATCAAATAATGACGTAACAGTATTTGAAATACTTATGACAAAGTTAGGATATTACACTGGTAGCATTGATACAAAGTATGGTAAAGGCTGTGTAAATGCGTGTGAGAATTTTCAGACAGAACATGGATTATCTGTTGACGGTAAGTGTGGTAAAAACACATGGAATAAACTTTTTAGTTTAGGTATAAGATAATGTCATGGATAGTTAAAGTAGGAGTAAGAGCATATTTAACACAATCTGAAATGGGAAACAATGCTACCGAATTTTATGGATATTTCAACAGTAAAGGTTTTACCATTGAAAGTGTAGCAGGTATGCTAGGAAACTTACAGCAGGAGTCCAACATTAACCCAGGTATGAAACAATCAGCAAGTGCAAGTAGTGGTTGGGGTTTAATACAATGGACACCTAGCAGAAACCTAACAGATTATGCAACTGCACACGGCGCTGATTGGTCTACTGGTGAAATACAAACACAGTTAATGTGGGATGAAATAATAAATGGTTATGGTAGTCAATGGAAACCTAAGCCGTCACTGGGATATGCTTATACTGGTGCAGAGTTTTCGCAACTAACTGATGTTGCAGAAGCATGTAAAGCATATTTATATGAAAGAGAACGTGCAGGAACTGCAGCATTAAGTAACAGATTAACATATGCTAGTAACTGGTATGAATACCTAACTGGTGTTACACCACCTACACCACCTACACCGACTAAACGAAAACGTATGCCAGTTTGGATGATGTGCAGGCCATTATTTTAAATAGAAAAGAGGTGAGAAAAATGGCAGTACTTTCACATGATGATTTTATGAGTGCAGTAAAAGGATTAGCAGGAGATAGCGCTGATGATAATACGCTTACCATGATTGAAAATTTTACTGATACATTCAATGACCTTGAAGCACGTGCAAGTGATACTACTGATTGGAAAACAAAATACGAACAGAATGACAATGAGTGGAGAGAAAAATATAAAGCACGATTTTTTGAGGGCAAAGAGGGCACAGACCCTAATGAAGTATTGAGGAAACAAAAGGAAGATATTACTGATGACGGTAATGACATTTCCTTTGATGATTTATTTAAAGAAAGAGAGGGCTAGGAATTATGGCTACAAAACCAAAAATTAAGACACTTACTAATTCAAGCGTTGACATCTTAAATGCAATAAGAAACAATGCGAGTACAAATTACAAAGATTATGTACCACAGGCTACAGCTGACTCTGATTCAATCAGAGAAATTGGCGCAGTAATTATGGACTATCCTGCTTTACAGAATGAATTTTTATCTGCTCTTGTAAACAGAATAGGTAGAGTAATTTTAACAAGCAAATCATATGACAACCCATGGGCTATGTTTAAAAAAGGTATGCTCGAGTTTGGTGAGTCTATCGAAGAGGTATTTGTTAATATTGCTAAACCGTTTCAGTTTGACCCACAGGTTGCAGAGTCCAATGTATTCAAGCGTGAAATTCCTGATGTACGCAGTGCGTTTCATATCATGAACTATCAGAAGTTCTACAAAGCTACAATCTCAAATGATCAGTTAAGACAAGCTTTTCTATCTATTGATGGCATTACAGATTTGATTGCTAAGATTGTAGATGCTATGTATACTGGTGCTAACTATGACGAGTTTCAGACTATGAAATATATGCTTGCAAAGCATATATTAAATGGACTGATGAACCCAGTTACAATTCCTGCTATTAATGCTGCAAACATGAATAGCATTGTTAGTACTATTAAGGGAGTATCAAACAAGTTTACTTTCCTTAATTCAAAGAATAACCTTGCAGGAGTTATGAACCATACACCTAAGCAGGAGCAGTATTTGTTAGTCAATTCAAAGTTTGATGCTACCATGAATGTTGAAGTACTTGCAAGTGCTTTCAATATGGATAAAGCAGAGTTTGACGGACATCATGTACTTGTAGATAGTTTCGGTGATTTAGACATTGAGAGATTAAATATTCTCTTTGCTGATGACCCAACCTATACAAAGATAGGAAAAGCAGAACTTGAAGCACTTGACGCTATTCCTTGTGTAATGGTAGATAGTGACTGGTTTATGATATTCGACAACTATCAGAACTTTACAGAGCAGTACAATGGCGAGGGACTGTATTGGAACTACTGGTATCATGTGTGGAAAACATTTAGCGTTTCTCCGTTCTCAAACAATGCAGTATTTGTTGCAGGTGTACCTGCGGTAAAAAAAGTTACAGTTACACCTAGTGAAGCTACAGTTAGTGCAGGTGGCCAGTTACAGTTGAGTGTTACTGTTGATACTGATAACTATGCACCACAGAGTGTTATTTGGAGCATTGCAGAAGAGAATGCTAAGGCTAGTATTTCAAGTACAGGTATGCTTAAAGTTAATAGTGATGCTAATATAGGAGATATTACAGTTAAAGCTACTAGCACGTTTGATAGTACTAAGTTTGGTAAAGCAACTATCACAGTTGCGTAGATTGAATATAGCAGGAGAGCGTAAGTACTTTCCTGCTATTGTAAAGGTGGTGAAGATATGCAGATACAACCTAATAGTATTATCAAATTATGCAGTGGTGTACCAATAGATAGCAGTTATAAAGATACTATTTATTTTGCAAGCAGGAGTGCACAGAAAAGTTACTTTGATAGTAAAGTTAGTAAGACTATGGATAAGGCTAGTTTTCAGAGAATTAACGGACAACAGGGTGTTGTAAGAATGAGTGCTAGTGCTGAAAGTATTTATAATTGCAATTATATGATGTTTCAGAATAGTAACTACAGCACTAAATGGTTTTACGCTTTTATTACTAATATTGAGTATGTAAACGATAAAGTTAGTAATGTATATTTTACTATTGATGTTATGCAAACTTGGTTTCTTTTTGACTGTACTCTTAAAGAGAGTTTTGTTGAAAGAGAACATCATGCAACAGATACTACAAATGATTGTTTAGTTGGTGAAAATATACCAACTGGACAAATGATGTATGATCAACCCATTAAAAGTGGAATTTTTAATGATTGGTGTTTAATAGTGGTAAGTGGTGCTGATGAACAAGGAGCTATTTCAGAATTACAATATAATTATAATGGTATGTATTCACCATGTATGTTAATATATTGTGATAATGACCAACACAGTTTAGCTGAGTTTATAATGGCACTTGATAATAAAGGAAAAACAGATCAGATAATTAATATCATATTAACGCCTAAATCAATAATCAAACATCTATTAACAAATGGAC